TGAAAATTGTTTGATTTTTATTAATATATTCTACAAATCCGATTAATTTGTCAGCCATTTTCGCAATAATAGGGACAAGTTTCTCTCCTATTGCAATACCCATCATTTGAAGTTTTCCGATAAGCGTTGAAATCTTACCTCCAGCCGTTGCAGACTGTTTTTCCATCATATTAAAGAAACGACCGCCCTCTCCAGACATTGTTGCAAAAGCCTCTTTCATGACGTCGGCTGTAATCTTGCCTTTTTCGCCCATTTTCAAGACCTCAGCTTTATTCATGCCCCATTTTTTTGCCAAAACGTCGAGAATTGGAATACCTCTCTCAGCAAATTGATTAAGCTCCTCAGCTTGTAACTTGCCTTTGTTTGTCGCCTTTGCGAATATTTGTGATAGTTCTGTAATTGGAACTCCAGCTCCAGCGGCAACGTCTCCAATTGTTTTCAATTGGTCAGTCATGCCCTCAGCCGTCACTCCAGCCGTTAAAAGAGCCTTTGACGCGCTAATTATTTGAGCGTTATCAAAAGGCGTAACGTTTGCAAACTCATTTAACTCGGAAATTAAAACGTTTGCTTTTCCAGCGTCTCCGAGAAAGGTCGAAAAAGAGACTCTCGTCTGTTCCATTTCAACTCCTAGTTTCGCAATTCCTACAACTCCAGCCGCGATTCCAGCCCCAGCCATTTTTGCAAAGCCTGAGTTTGTGTCGTTGGCTTGTTTATTTAGATTTTTTAATTTAACAGACGCTTTGTCTCTTAGATTTATTATGTAGTCAACATTAAAACTCATTACATTATTTCTTTACTAAAACGTTGCTGGTCAAATTTTAAAGCATATTGCAAACGCCCCCAACTTTTTGCCCATTCCTCGTCAGTTAGTTCGTCAGGGTTAACGTGTAGATAAAAAGACAGGAGAGCGTTGATTCTCTCAATTTCCTCTCCTGTTCCTTTTTTGTCTGTAACAACAAACCGACTTATATCTTTTTTAAGGTCGCCTCCTTAATTTCAATTAATTGAGCGCATTGAGCGAAAACAGCAATCAAAAGAGAGTCGTCCTCCTCGATTTCCTTGTCACAAGTTACCTTGCAAGAGTTAAAGACAATTTCTCCAGCTGAGATCATGTCCATTTCTCCAGACGTTTTCGTCATTTTAGACATTGCCGCCTGTATTACAAAACGGTTTGGTTTATCTAAAACACATTTGAATCCGTCGACTTCGATCTCAAATTTGCCTGTCAATTTCTTTTTTTCGGAGTTTTTCTCTCCGTTTTTATCAGTTGCCATGATTTTAAATTATTAGGGTTAATATTATCTATATTTCACGTCAGACATAACAATATCAAACGTTCGACGAATATCTGTGTCACCTTGAGACGTTTCAACTCCGTCGTTTGTAAACTCAACATTTTTCAGTTTGTGAGTTACAACCTTTTGCAAGTTTAAATAAACAACAGTTATCTCAAAAGGAGGAATAGCCAACATTGATCCGTTTGGGGCAGCGTCTCTCAGTGCCTCAACTTCATTCATTGATAGCTCAATTGATCCTGACGCCTCGATTGCGCCTCGTCCTCTTGAAACTGGTCTGTTTCCAGCTCCGTAATTGTTTGTTTTTTCTTGCTCCTCTGTGTAGTTTATTGATGTAACTCCAGCAACAGGAACTCCAAGAACTGACATGATTATTTGTGTATAATCGTAAGCCTGTCCGTTTATTAAAGATGGTAATGCCATTTTTTAAAAGTTTTTATGATAATGCGACAGTAAAGCCGATATTTATCTCAATGAATCTTGCAACTCCTCTCGGAATTATTTTAATTGTTATAACAAGTTTTGAAGTTGATAAAACGTTTTGACTCGGATCAATTAAGACCTCAAAAGCCGAAACCTCTCCGTCAATTTCCATGCTTTCAAGAGGGCTTTCAGCCGACGCCTTGAAATTTTGAATTGTCTCCTCAGCAAGTGTTCCGTCCTCGTTAATTGTCAACGGACTGTTTAAACTAGGTAAAACAAACGTTCTCACGCCTCTTGTTGCCTTGTCAATAGTTCTGTTGTTTTCAATAGTTGAGTAGTCAGATGTCACGGCTGTTGATGTAAAAGAGTCCATGTTAAACGTGTTCGCGTTTCCTACATGCTTTCTCATAAATGAGTAACCTTTTGACCTTAAAGCGTCAAGAGCAGACGTTGACTGATCCTTTACAAGAATAGTTGTCGCCGCAAGTCCTAAAGCTGGAACGTCCAACTCAGTTCCGTTGCTCATTGGAAATTTTTGTACCCAGCCGATATTCTCGTGAACAGCTGACAGAGAAACAACTCCCAAAGTCGCTCCAATTGTTGTGATTGACTGAGCCTCAGAAATAGCAAGAGCAGCTCCGTTCGCCTCTCCGTCCTCTCCTAAAACAACCGTCACGTTTGGACTGGCTAAAGTAGTTAAGTCTAAAAGAGCCGCAACAGTTGCAACACCTTGAAAGTCAGCCGCGTAAAGAACATGTAAAGGCTTATGGTCAGCTTCTAGGTTTGTATAACTAGCTTGTAACGTCTGAACGTTTGCAGTTGCAAAAGCAATTTGATCGTAAACAGCTATCTGTCTGATTTTTCCGTCAGAGAAGTTTTGAACTGTCTCAATTACAGAGTAGTCAATTGCAACTGAGTCAAAAAGACCAATATACAAATTTCCTTGAGGTTGTATTCTGAAATACTCGCTCACATGATACCATGTTAAACCAGTTGTTGCAGATCCAGACGCCAAACCTAATTGCTCAGCCTCTTGTAGTGAAAATACTTGTTTTATTCTGTCCGTCGGAGAGAATCCAGACGGCAAATTTGCGTCCGCGTAATATTGAACAAATCCAGAGATATGATCCTCTCCAGCCAAAGGACGACCCAAGCCGCCTTGTCCTTTTATGAATTTAATGTCATTTAATGCCATTGTAAATCGGTTTTAATTGTTATTTTTTCTTTTTAGCCTTTGGCTTTGATTTTGGTTTTGGCTTTGTTTCAACTACTGTCTCAGATTTCTCCTCAACTATTGTCTCAACAGCCTCCTCAATCATTTCGTAAACTTTTAAAGCTGGTCTGTAATTTGCCGCGTGTGAGTGAGCTTGTCCTCTTGCGTTTGATCCAACAAAAGCGTTTCCGTCAGATGTTGCAAAAACAGGCTCTCCAGATTTTACGTGGTTTGAGTGTTTCTTTGCAGACTCTTTTTTGCTTACTTCTTTTCCTGTGTATTTCATAACGTCACCAGTTAAAAAATTAAAATTAAGAGGCTGAGAAAACACTCAGCCTCTATTTTTTTATGCTTCTTGAACAATTGATCCAACTCCAGCAATGTCAGCTCTTAAAATAGCCGATCCAAATATTGCCATAGCTGAGAAAATTGATCCGTACCACTCAGGAGCGTCAGTCTCTCCAAAAGTTTTGATACCCTCCATTGCTCTCGCAACAGATGTTCTTTGCCATGCGATACAACCTAAATTGTCAGTTGCAGCTCCAGCCGCTCCGACAGCTTTTTTCACTGGGTCAGCCGCGTTGTCATAAACAACAACTTTTGAACGCTTCATTATTTTGAAACCGTATAACTCAGTAATAACTCCTCTCTCTTGAGAGCTTTTTTCCATGAAATCACGGCTCAACAACGCTGTGTCGTCAAACAATTGATAAAACATGTCAGAGTTTAATAACAAAAATCTGTCATTTGCTGGAACGTTTTGAGCGTCAAATCTCTTTGCAAGATTTCTCACGTCAACTTTGTCAAGTTTTTTTCTTGTCCCTGTTGCGCTCGGCGCTAAAGCGTCAGCAACTAAAGCTCCAGACGTTCTCACGATGTTAGCAGCTTGAGGAGTTCCAGAAACCGCCCAGTCAAATGCTGTCTGGTCTCCGATTCTGTCATTCATTGCGTCAATGTGACCAGCTAAAACTGATTGTCTCTTGTTATAAGATGTTTGAGTCTCGTCAATATCTCTCACAACGATTGGATCAGTTGTAAACTCGTTTAATAAATAAGTCAATTCAGAGTCAGTTCTCTCAGCTGCAACAGCTGGTAAAACAGAACGATTGATCTCAACGTTTGGATTTGCTCCAGATTGAGGAACATGCACCACTTTATTTGCTGCAAATGCAGACTGGTCAACAGACATTGTCACAAATTCGTTATTAGCGAATAAATTCTCTTTGATGTCGTTTGCCCAGATTTCAGTTTGTAAAGCCATTTTTTTTCTTTTTTATAAGGGTTTTGTAATTATTTTATTTTTTTGGTAAAACGTTGTAAGTCGCTTTGAATAATTCAGAATAACCGTCAAAGTCATTTTTAATCATTTCTTTTAAAGCGTTTGGGTCTTTTTTCTCGAAATCTCTAATTGTCCAATCCTTACGACTGTTTTCCTCGTCAACTTTGTTTTCGATTGTGTCAACTAATTTCTGACGTGCTGGTTGAACAGACTCAATAATTGAATTGAAAGCCTCTGGAGTCTCAGTTGCAAGAGCAATCATTTTCTCTTTGTCCTCAACTTTAATTTTTCCAGCTTCAATCGCGTTCTCAACCGTTTTAACAGTTGCAGCGTCTTTGAACTCTTTTAATTCGTTTTGAACAGCCTCAAGAGTTTCTTTTGTCTCTTTGTGAGCGTTTTCCTCAGTTTCTAAAATCTCTTTTGACAGAGTTTCGTTTGCTTTGATTGCATTTAAAACAGTTTCCTCGTTTGATTCGCTGTTTAAGTTTAAGTGATTTGAAAGTAAATTCATTTTATTTGTTTTTGGTTTTTCTTCAAAATTATTATTAACTAAATTCAATAAATCAGTAGGACTTATTGAGTTTTTTATTTTTCGTTTTGTTGAGATTATCTCGTCAATTATTCCATTTTTGAGAGCTTCTTTTGCAGTCATGAACGTTGTTTTGTTCATCATTTCGTCAATTTCTTTTGACTTCAATCCTGTGTTGTTCTCGAATATCTTAATTAATGAGTCTTTTATGCTTTTTAACATGTTTCTTTGCTCGTCATTCTTTGCCTCTCCTCCTCCGATTGACGGATTGTGAGCCATTGTTTGACTGAAATCAACAGCCTTTCTTTTGTTTCCAGACGCCAAAACCCATCCAGCCGTTGACGCCGCAACACCCTCGTTGATTGTTGTTATTTGAGTTTTTGCGTTTCTTATTGCCGAAACAATACCGAAACCCTCAAAAACATTTCCTCCTGTTGAGTTGATTCTCACATTTATATTTTCAAGACCTAAAGAGTCAAGAAAATTCAGCTCATTAACAAAACTCTGACGAGAACCGTTCTCAATAGTTGAAAAAAGGTTAATGTCAGCCGTTGTTTCGCTTTGATTTGTTATGTGTAAAAAAGACATATCACAAATATAGTGACAATGTTATCTGAAATTAAAGAGATTTGACCTTGTATTGTCGTCTTGTCGAGACTATTTCCTCAAGTCTCTCTCGATTGTCCTCTCTGACAGATAAAGCTCGTTAGACAGCTTCTTTATAGCCTTAGTTGTGTTTTTGCTTTTATTGACAACGTTTTTGACGTGCTCAGCCCTTTTGTCGAGTATTGTTTTAGGCTTATTCATTAAACTATCTCTTTTGCAGTTCTGACACCCTCAACCGTCACTGGGTCAATTATAATCTCTTTATCAACACAAAGAGTTGTCGCTGTAACTTTGAGACGCCTCCTGTTGTGAATGTTTGCCGTCTCGTCTGTCATTGTTATTTTATAGGATTGTTGCCAAACTTGAATGTTGTCGTGGTCAATGTCTTGTTGTTCTCTTGTCCTTGTAAATCCGATATTCATGTCGGTTAACATTTTAAAAAAACTATCTAATAGGTCAAAAATTACTAAGTCCTCAGTTTTAAGACTCTCAACTCCAATGTGAAAAGTTGCTGACAAGTCGCCTTGCTGAGAGCCTCCAGTTGTTGCAATATAGTCAATGTTTTCGTATTGCATGAAAATCGCTGGATAAGCAAACGCGTTTTCGTCGTTTTCGTGTTCAAATTGGTTGTTAAAAAGTCGAAACGTTTTGATTTCTTCTTTCATTTCCTCGTTGATCTGGTCTTTAATTGCAAGATAAATGTCTTTTTTGAGGCTCATAAATTTATTGATTTTTTGATTTCGTGTTCAATTCGTTTTGCAAGTCCTTTTTCCAAAATTACAGAATTTCCGAGAAATTGACGCTTTTTTTGTCGTCCTGTTCCGTTGTTGTGATAATTTGCGTAAGAAATACCAACAGACGAGATTCTGACTTGCTTTTTTGTTGTCTTTGTCCGTCTTATTGACTTTTTCAACATTCCAGTATCGGAAAGTATTTTTTTGCCGATTGAGCGCTTTGTTTCCTTTTTACGTCTTGCCCATTTTGAAAAACCTTTGTCAGTGAAACCTTGTTTTGTAAAACTTAACTCAAAAAACCGCCTCGCTCTCTCTCCTATAATTTTAGGAACATTATTTTTCAAGTGCTTGTCGGCTCTGACAAGGTCATTAAAGTCAAGTTTCTTTTTCCTTTTACTTGCCATTATTTTTCTTTATTTCCTCAAAAACAATGTCGTTTTTGTTGTCTTTTAGCAATATTTCGTCAGGTATTCCAGACGGAAACGCCTGACACTTTAGTTCGTTAAAATAGTTTTTGCAATTTTTACAAAGTATTATTTCCATGATTCAAATATTTTAAAAAGTTGAGGAGAAATGATTGTTTTGTCTCCATGAAAATACTCAGCATAAGACTCAGCGAAAAACTCCTCTTTGTTTGTTGCTCCATACTCTGAGACGGCAAACTCTTTTTGAAAGCCGAAATTACCGCCCTTATCTCTAAATTGTTTATAATCTCTATAATGACCTATTTCATGCGTGATTGTTGATTTAAGATAGTCAGTTTTATTTTTTTGTCCTGAGCCAACAGTGAATTTTTTAGGTGCCAAAATACCGTTTTCGATTTTACCTTTCATGTTATTAATATCTCTGTTCAAGGCGTTAATTCTCGACCTAGCTTTTCGACCTCCTTTGATGTTAGTCGGATTTTTTGGAGCTGTTTTCAAGTCCTCAAGATATTGACTCCATGCTGCAATTGATTTTTTTCTCCCTTTTATCTGTTCTTTATAAGGAACAATGTCAGAAACGTCCATTTTTTTAATATGTGACATATTTAATCCTATCGCATTGTTTGACGGAGAGTATATTCCTAAATGATTTGATTCAGCCTTGCTGTAAGCTGTTATAAATTCAATGTCTAAAGGTTTAAAGTCAGCTTGTCTCTCAACGCTTTCTAAAACCGCGTTTGATTGAGTCATGTTGAGTTTTTTAATGTCAACTTTCTTGATTCCAGCTTTATTTAATCTCAATGCAACCTCTGAGGCTGTTTTTGCCTCAACAAAACTAAAAGGCTCTTTTACATCTTTTGGCAAAGGTAAGCCAAAATTATTCTCTTGATGTTTCTTGAATTTCTTTGGTACTTTGTTATAAGGGTGTTTGTCATTAAAAACAGTCTTTCTTTTTCCTGAGTTTCCGTCGAATACTGGGTCAAGTTTGGGAACTTTCTTTTTGCTCAAGTCTGTCTCCGTTCCTGTCTCTCTTTGGACAACATCACAACGACACCTCCAGCCGTTAGGAGGCATAAAAGAGTCCCAGAAAGGGTCGTCCACTCTCTTGACAACTCCATTAATTGCCGCGTGTTCGTTTCTGACTCTGGGGTCTCCGACTGTCTCATATTTTAAGAAAGGGAAAACCTCTTTTTCCTCCTCAATACGTTCCCAGTCAGCCGCGCCAGTTGCCATGTTTATACTGGTAATATATTCAGCTTGTAACCAGTTTGAATTGTATTGGTCATTTATTACGTCAGCAAAAACCTTGAACTCCTTAAATGGTCGGATCATTCCTTTTTCGTCAAACAAAAAGTTTTGCATGTCTGAGATAAATTGAAACTGTTTTGCAGCTGAGAACTGATAAACGCTTTTTTTGAGCTGTCTTATTGTGTCGTTTGCTGGAGCTTGAATGTTTATGTCTGGAGACGCTCCAAAGCCGTCAAAAACGCCCTCAGTCAACTCCTCTCCTGTTGCATTGTATAAGTTTTTAGGTAAATTAAACAGATGTATTTTCTGAGAGTGAATATCTCGAAAAAGTTTCTCTGTCTCTTTATCTGAAAAGTTTAAATTTCCTTTTGGCATAGCTTAACAACATTCGTCGTCATTTTTAAAAAAAGGCTCGTATAGTTTAGACAAATCATTCATGACAGAGACATTTGCTGGAGCGAAACCCTTTTTTGTTTCTGGTTGCTCTTTTTTAGCATTGATTTTTGTTCCGTATTTTTCCTCTAAATAATCAATGTCAACGTCAAAAACTTGTATCATTTCTTTGTCAATATTCCATTGCTCCTCAATTGTCAGAGTTTCTTTTGTGTCAAATCCAAATGTTGACCCCTCTTTTATTAGTCCTAGTTTTTCAAGTTTAGGAAATAAAACGTCATTAACTAAAAACGCAAACCAAACCATGTCAGCTCTTGTGTATTCAAGAGATACTCTCTCATGTACCTCAGCCGACCCAGAAAAAGCCTTTTCGTCCGTTGTTCCTGTTTGTCCTAGTATCAATTTTGACAGCTCAGAGTTTGCAACAGCAATAAGATCGTTGTAAATTTCATGTCCTGACGTTCCAGTTGACTCAACAAGCTCGATTTCGTCCTCTAAATCAAAAACACCCCATGTCGCAACGTCCATATTTTGCATCATTTCGATCATTTTTCCTCTTGACTCCTCGTCTCTGGTGTCTGTTTTTCCAATTCTTAAAGGCATACCAAAAATATCAGAACGGATTGACCACGCTCCGAGAGCGTTTTTCTTCCAGATAATCAAAGGGACACATTTATTCAATAAACCGAAACACTCTTGCTCTAGTATTTCAACGTTCCAGTTTGCAAATGGTTTTTCGTCATACTTTACGCCGTCAGACGGAGAGTAAATGTTTCTTTTAACAATCTTTTGTTCTGGATTAAGGTTTTCGTAAGGAATACGCTCAAGGTCAGTCAAAATGTCGTCAACAATGTCTCCAAATTCAACCAAAGTTGTGCCCCAAAATAAAGAGTCAAGAGCAAAGTCTGAAAACTTACGAAACCAAGCTGACTTTAAAATCTCAGTCATGTCCTCGTCGATTTCTCCTTTCGAGTCTAAAACATTATAGCTTTTACTTAAAACGTTTATTTTTCTTGTCTGAATAAGAGCCGACAAATGAGCGTCAAGAGTAATGTCCTTGTAAATCCTTATTAGTTCGATTCTGTTTGGTGTTGTTGTCGCCTCAGCTTGAGTGATTGCGTTTCTCCAGTTCTTAACCTCTTGCCTTGCTCTGAAAACTTGTTGCTCTTGTATTGTTGAGCCTACTTTTGCCGACTTTGGTTTTTTCTTGCTAATATTAACAATTTGAGGCGTTTGAGTTTGAGCCGTTTTTCCTATTGTGTAGCCAAGTATTTTCATTTAGTAAGTGTTTGTGTCAATTTTTGTTGTTCCAAAGTGAATATTTCGTCCCTCAACAATTGGATTTTCTTTGATTGGAAAGTCTGGAGTCACAAATCCTTTGTTTACCTTTTTAAGCCAGTCAATTGCGTCTCTGTAACGCTCAATCCTAAAGTCTGGAACGTTTCTCGGATTAATCCTTGAATGTGCATGATAAAGAGTTATGTCAATAAATATTGTCAGTAAATATTGGTGTCTTGTGTCAGATTTTGTCCATTTTGTCGGGTCTGTGTCTGGGCTCTCTCCAGCAAGAGTGTCTGTATTAACAAAATATAAGTCGTCCTCGTTATTTTCGTAAACAACAAGAGTTTTATTTTCGGCTAAATAAGCCGTTGACGCGTTCCATTTCTCAAACCCAGCAAACAGCTTTCCAACGTCAAAATGATGCTGCAAATAGCTCTCAATTTCGCCTTGAGCCGTTAGCTCCATTTGTCTCAATAATCCTGTGTTTTCATCTATGATAACAGCAAGATTTTCTGTTCTTATTAATCTCTGGTAGTCTTTGAATTGTGTAAACATTTAGTAAATTCTAGTGTTTGTCCTAGCCTCTGGAATGAAACTCTCTTTTTTCTTCCCTCCTGACTTATACAAGTTATATTCGTTTTTTAATAGTTCAATATAAAAATAATCATTCGCGTCAGACGTGTGACCGTATTGCTCAAACGAGACTCCTGTTTTTGGATCTCTTATTTTCTTTTTCAATTTCTTGCCGTCAGCCGTCTCCTTTACAAAATTATAGTCGGTTTTTGTGTTAGGACAATTTTCGGCTATAAAAATACTAATATTTTCAATATTACTTGCAAAACAATCATTAATAAAATTGCCCCTCATAACAATTGACGGAGCTTTCCTCATTATTCTCAATCTAGGCTTAAAAATATCGAGCTCTTTTTGTATTATTTTAAAATCATTATGACCAGCTTCGCTCCTCGTGTCCTCATGCTTTCCAGCTGGGTCTCCATAAATGAAAACGCCTGAGTCATGTCCTCGATACCTGACGCAAAACTCTCGACAAGTGTCTTTGGTGTTGTTTTTTGGGTGTTCTGGGCAAATCTCGTCAATTTGTGTGATTTCTTTTTTGTCTCCAGCAATATTGACTTGATGAATACAAAGAGTCATGTAAGGTTTTGTGTTGAAATCAAATGTAATATGTAAAGGCTCTTTTTTGTTGTAATTGTCCCTAAAATCATTCGCTTTTATTACGTTTCGTTTCTCGGAAAAACTCCTGTAAAACTCGCCGCCTGTTCTCGGCTGAGCAAACCAGTCTCCGTTTAATAACCTCGCTTTGTCGTATTCGTCAGACATTGAGCCGAGCGTTTCTTTGTATGTTTTCCTAAATGATTCGTTCGGATTGCTGTCAAGCGTTGCCGAGACAAATTGAGTGTCTGGCTGCAATTTTCCCTCAAAATAAGGAATAATAATATCGTCTTTTATCCAGCCGTTGTCTGGGTTACATGTGATTAATTGTTTCGGGCTTAATTCTGGGTAAATATCATGTTTATAACGTGTCCGACTCATTAAGATTTCACACGCTTTTTTTGCCGCCGTGATACCCTCCTCAATACAACCGAAAGTGTATTCAGTCGATCCGAGAGAGTTAAAGTTTGGGTCTGACGGATAATGGAAAATGTCTAATAAAACGATTTTAGAGCCATTAGGAAACACGATAAAAGAGTCTTTGTCGTTAAACCGATAAACAACGCCGAGAGAGTCCCAAACGTCAAAACATGTAACCATTACTGATTCTTTTATTTTCTTGAGCCCAGCGTCCCTTGCAATATAGCCTCGAATACCTTTGTAGGTCGTACACATGTAATAGCAATACAGAGC